ACAGAAGCTCGTAAAGTAATCACGACCCATATGGGGTCATCGGAGAAATAACTAATGAGTTCTTTTGCAAGTACTGACGCGATCAGTAACACCACTGCCTTAACCGGCGTACACGCTGAAGCAGGAGCATTCGTGCCCGAGCTTTGGTCCGACGAAACGCTAGCTACCTACAAGAGTAATCTTGTTGTTGCTGCTCTCGTTACAAACATGTCACACGTTGGTAAGAAAGGCGACACGGTAAACGTGCCTACTATCTCCAGCCGTCTGGCTCCTACCCTACGTCGACCTAGCTCAGGTAACGAAGGTCTTGTTGCCCTTGAGGTAAACCCCAAGTCCGTAGCACCTACGCTGACTCCAGTCCTTATCGACCGTCACTTTGAATACTCTGTATTGATTGAAGACTTTGCTGCTATGCAGGCAAAAGGCGGACTACGTCGATATTACACTGACGACGCTGGTTACTCCCTTTCAACTCGAGTCGACTTCGACTTGCACCTGTTGACTGCTAATACTGGCTACACCTACACTGGTGCTGAAGTTGCAGGTACGTCTATGGACGGAGCTGATTTCAACCAGGCAGCTGTCGTTTCTGGTGCTATTAATGTACTGCGCAACGCAACCGTAATTGGTTCTGACGGCGCAACTGAATGGGATGAGACTGCCGGCAGCAACGCTGGTAATGGTGCTGCACTGGCAGACGCGGGTATTCGTCGAATGATCCGTACCCTGGATGACCAGAACGTTCCTATGAGCGGTCGCGCATTCATTGTGCCACCTGTTGAGAAAGAGAGCCTCCTGGGTATCGCACGATTCACTGAGCAAGCCTTCACGGGTGAGACAGGTCGTGGTAACTCTATCCGCAACGGTCTGATTGGCGAACTGTACGACAACGAAGTGTACGTTTCTACCAACTGTCCTACGCTGGAAGGCGACGACACCACTACGTTCTACCGCGCATGTACTTACCTGCACAAAGACGCCTTCGTCTTGATCATGCAGCAAGAGATGCGTTCACAGGCAGATTACCTGCTGCGTTACTTGAGCACCTTGCTCGTTAACGATATCGCGTACGGCGTGAAAGCAATCCGAGGCTCAAGCTTCGTATCTTTCATCGTTCCAGCCTAATCCTACCTTAGGATAAAAAACGACGTGCCCCTGTCGCTAAACTGGGGCCAAAATACTTTAACCCAACTGGAGGTGAAATGGCAGATCGTCGTTCACGTCGTCTCAAGCAGGCGACCGATTTAAATGACATAAGTCAGTTCAGTTCGGTTAACCCCGTGGATGGGGATATTCTCATCTACGCGTCCGGTACAGCTTTGTATGAGAACGGACGAGCACTTACTGGTGACTACGGCATTGCCGGACAGCTAACTGCTGCCGACTTGCTGATCAGTAACGATGCAACCATCACCGATGCTTTGAACGTGGGCGGCAATAGCGGCCTCACGGGAGATCTTTCAGTCATCGGCACGAGTGCGTTCAACGCCGCAGTAACCATTGGTAGCACCCTAGCTGTCACTGGTGCGGTTACGTTGTCTGATGCTCTCAACGTGGCTGGCACCCTTACGGGTTCTGGCCTTTCTTTTTCTGGGGCTGGTAGTTTTGCTAGTCTCTCAGTCTCGGGTGCGCTGACCACTGGCACACTCGCTTTGACGGACCTCAACGTCACTGGCGACCTGACGGGCGTATCCGCTGAGTTTAGTGGTAACGTTTCGGTCATCGGCACCTTATCTGCAGGACAGCTCGGTTCCTCGGGTGGTATCTCTGGAGACTCACTGTCTGTTATTGGAACGGCCGCCGTAGGCGACGCACTGACCGTACAAGGGTCGATTAGCTTTGGTGCGGAAGCTTCCATAGCGCAGGTGTCCGATAACATCACCTTGCTAAATGACGCAGTAAGTGGTACAATAGCTATAAAAGGTACGGATGCGGGCGGCACGTTAACCACGCTTTTGGAAGGTGATCCCGATGGTTCGGTTGATCTTTTCTATGATGGGACTTTGGAATTTTCCACAAAATCTTCCGGTGTGCTAGTGGCTGATGAATTGGAAGTGGATGGTGATTTAAACCACGATGGCACCAACGTTGGGTTCTATGGCACCACACCGGCCGCACAATCGGCGGCTTATACACGAACGGCAACGGTGGTAGAATCGCGGGTGTTGGCGGCTTCGGCATCAGCCACCGCTTTAAACAACAACAACGTTTTGGCGGCATTGATCGCGGATTTGCAGAACATAGGAATATTGGCGTAATGGATAATGCCCGCGCACCATGTAACCGAAGCCCCGAGTCTTCCGTCACAGCAGGAATTGGAAGTATCTATCATCGAACAGACGGGGGAGCTAGTACAAGCTTCTACGTTAAAGAATCTGGCGCAGGCAACACGGGCTGGGTTGCTAAATAAACAAGGAACAACATGCCTAAGACATTTATACAAGCAATCAATGACGTGGGTAAGAACACGCGTCTTAGTACGGGTTCCACGTGGTCAGCATTGGATACGGATGCAGACCAGACCTTCATTCAGCAGATGCTCAACGAAGCGAAGCGCATGGTAGAAGCCGAGCGCCAATGGAACGTCCTTAAAGCGCAAGTCACATTTGACTCTGTAGGTGCAACGCAGACGTACGACCTGTCTGATGCAGGCGTCGTGACTGCAGGCGCTCCAACAAACGAGCGCTCACAACTGGTGGATGCCTTGAATGGTTTCCCTGAGTTCTACGAAACAACGTCAGGTGACGAGCAACAGATGATGCGCATCACGCGTGCGAATGCTGACCGTCGTCAGCTATTGGATGTTAATGCAGCTGCCGTACAAAACAATACGTTTGCCATCTACCAGACGGGTGCAGGCCTTACGGTCAAGTTCCCCTTCGACGTGGATGGCGTCCGCACATATAGTGTCAACATCTACACACCTCAGGCGGACCTTGCCGCTACCACGACAGTGATTACCGCCCCATGGCGGCCGATCATCCTCGCTGCTACCGCACTCGTAGCTGACGAACGTGGTGAAGAGCTGGGACTAGCAACGTCCACTTGGTGGGAGCTGTACCGCAGCGCACTCAGTGACGCTATCGTGTCAGACATGTGGGTAGGGGCCGAGTCGGTACTGGTGCCAGTCTAATGCCTATCGGACAAAAGCAAAAGAACAGAACGCCTCTTGCGACCAAAGCAATACCGTCACCAGGCTTCAATGGCCTGAACACGGAGCTTGTGGCAGGTGGTGGCTTCGTGGATGATACTTGGGCATCCGTACTACAAAACACAGTCTGGGATGACCTCGGACGAGCAGCACTACGCAAAGGATGGTCTAACGTCACCACTACGCCCATCACGGGGGAGGGGGAAGTTACACGAATTCATGAGTATGTCAACGCGTCAGAAATTACGACGCTTATCGCCATCACTACTAGCTTCACTATTCACGAGAGTACGAACAACGGTGCTACGTGGACAAACATATCTGGAGATTTTACTTCTGACTCCTTGGCTACGACGGCCGTCCGTTTTGTCAACTTCAACGGAGACGTATACGCAACCGCACCAGGCTTCAAAGTCTATCGATATACAGGAACAGGGAGCTTCACCGAAATCGCAGACAGCTCGGCAAGCCGAGGGATCATTATGGCGGCCTACGGACGCCTGTGGGTGCCAGAAGATGCAACAGACTCCATACTGTACTCGGGACTGCTTGTGGGAACCGATTGGACCTCCACCGCCTCAGGATCAATAGATGCAGAAAACGTGTGGACCGACGGACAAGATACCATCCAAGCCCTATTCGCATTTGGCTCTAGCTTCCTCGTGTTCGGCAAAGAGCACATCCTCGTCTACACTGACGGAGCTGGATCAGTACTGGGCATTGACCCGACGTCTATGTACGTCGTCGACACGATTGAGGGCACGGGTTGCTCACACCAAGATTCGATCATCAACATTGGCGAAGGTGACCTTTGGTTCATGAGTGACGTTGGTGTGCAAAGCCTCGCGCGTGTACTGTCGGACAAGGTAAACCCCCTCAACACGTTGAGCAAGAATGTGGATTCACTAGTAGCGCAACTGCAAGGGTTGCATACTGGCTCGGACTCGAGTGTGCAAGCGGTCTACTCTCCAGAGAACAACATCGTTATCTATAACTTCCCTGAGTCAGCAACGCAGCTCGTATTTGACACGCGCTTCCAGCTGCAGGACAGCACCTACCGTGCGACCACATGGAACATAGCGGCCAATGCCGTGACACGACGACGCAACGGTAACGTCAACTTTGGTTTAGCTGGTGGCGAGATAGCTCTCTACAGCACGTACCTGGATGATGACGCAGCCATCGTAATCAAATACGCAACGCCTTGGGCCGACTTCGGACCCGAGGTACACTCACAACTCAAGATACTGAAACACTTCAAACTTGTCGTCTTCGGACGTGGTAACTTATCGGGTACCGCACGCTGGGGTAAAGACTACCGACCACTGGAATACTCACAAACATTCACTAATGCATACGTTACGTCTGGTGCTGAGTGGGGCGACGGTGAGTGG